AAGGGTGGTAAGATGCACAATGCGGCTGTTCTTGCTGATAAGGTTGGAATGGGTTTACATTCAAGAATTTCAAAATCAAAGAAAGAAGAATACCCCTACCACAACACAATGGTGGTAATCAATCAACCTTGGGTAGAATTACCAGATTCACCATTTGGACAACCAACAATCAAGGCAAAAGGTGGTGAGGCATTATGGTTGGCATCTTCATTAATATTCTTATTTGGAAATCAGAAGAATGCTGGTATTAACCATATAACAGCAACAAAGAATGGTAGGACTGTTTCCTATGCAATTAGAACAAAAGTATCCATATTGAAGAACCATGTTACTGGTATAGCATATAAAGATGGAAAGATACTAGCAGTTCCCCAAGGTTATTTGCCGGATACAAAGGAATCCATTGAAAAGTATAAGAAAGAATATTCTCAATACTGGAATGGTATTTTATCTGGGGATGGGGATATTACTTTTTCTGAAAAGGAAGAAGAGGAAACTATAATTTTTGAATAATATGAAGAAAACCCTACTAATAGATGGAAACAATTTATTTACAATTGGTTTTCATGGCGTTCGTGAATTTTATTCTGAAGGCAAACATATTGGTGGGGTTTTCCATTTTCTAAATACAATTAGATTATTTCTTGAGAAACATAATCATGATAAAGTTGTTGTATTCTGGGATGGAAATGAAAACTCACTAATAAGAAAAAATATCTATCCAAGATACAAGGAAAACCGTAGAATTTCTTTGGATGAGCATAAGTATGAGTCTTATCTATACCAAAGGGAGAGGGTTAAGGATTATCTTGAAGAAGTTTTTGTAAGACAATGCCAAGTTAATCAAAACGAGGCAGATGATTTAATTGCCAATTATGTGCAAGTTGCAAAGGATGAAAATATTATTATTTTTTCTGGGGACAAGGATTTAACCCAGTTAATTGGTGAGAATGTTATGTTATATTCCCCTGTGTCAAAAACATATTCCAAAAAAGGGGATTTAATTCATTTCAAAAACATTGATATTCCGCATAATAATGTTTATGTTTATAAAGTATTGATTGGTGATACATCTGATAACATTTATGGCATCACAAATTTTGGTGAGAAGAAATTAAAGACATTTTTTCCTAATTTTGATAAGAGAGATTATACCTTACAAGAGGTTTTAGATGAGGCAAAAGCATTGTTTGAACAAAACAAGAGCAAGACATTGAGCAATTTATTATCTGGTATTAGCAAATCTGGTTTGGTTGGGGATGAGTTTTTTGAGAAGACAGGAAAAATAATTGATTTAAGAAATCCGTTAATCACAGATGAAGGCAAGACAATGGTCTATGAAATTTATAGTGAGAGATTGGATCCAACAGACAGGAGTTATACAAACTTATTGAAGTTAATGAGAGATGATGGGTTCTTTAAGTTTTTACCAAAAAGAGATGATGCTTGGGTTGATTTTGTTAAGCCATTTATGAAATTAAGTAGAAAAGAGAAAAAATTTTAACAACAAAAAAAACTATTATGAGACAGAGTGAAACAACAAAGGTGGAGTTTTTGCTAACATTGAACAACAACATTATTGTTCAGAGGTTTTTAAACATTAAGGGTATCAATCCTGATGCCAAGGATTCTTTTGAACTCTATGAGTTTGTCAAGTATTTTTCAGAAGATTTGGCACAGTATTTGAAAATGAAATCAATTGGTTATCTTATTGAAAATAAGGATAGCATTTTGTATAACCCTTCAATTATGGAGACCTCATCAACAGATGAAGCAGAGTTATTCAACATTTATGTAAAAATTGGAGACCAAGTTGTATCCCATAGAGTAGTTGATGGGAAGTTATATCCCCCAAAGGTTAGATATACTGTTGATATTCGCTACTTCATTAAAGATTCATTAAAGGACTTGACAAATATCTTAATAAACCAAAACTTAACACACCAGTATTTAGAGAAAAATTTATTATCTAACCATTAATCTTTATTTTTATGTCAAAGAATTTTGATTACCTGGGTCAGACGTTCCAGTTGCAATTAATCAATCAGATTATTTTAGATAAGGAATTTGCAAGAGCCATATTAGATTTTATTAAAATATCTTATTTTGAGAATAAGTATTTTAAGTTAATCATACAAATGATTAAGGAGTATCATAAGAAATATGATGCTGCCCCAAACTTTGAAACACTAAATATGATTGCCAAATCTGAAATATCACAAGAATTGGCATTAAAGATTGTCATTGATACTATTGCAAAAGTAAGTTCAGCACCATTAGATGGTGTTGAGCTTGTCCAAGAAAAAGCACTTAAATTCTGCAAACAAGAAGAAGTTAAGATTGTTTTGGAAAAAGCACAGAAAGTCATTAATGAAGGTGATTTTGAATCTTATGATCAACTTGAGGAGTTGTTAAGATATGCTTTGCAAGTTGGTGTTAAGGAATCAAACGGTTTTGAGGTTTTTAATGATTTGGTGGGTGTGTTGGATGAGGATTATAGACACCCCATACCAATGGGTGTGAAGGGCATAGACGTTCTCTTAAAGGGGGGTTTAGCCAAAGGTGAGGTTGGTATTATATTTGCAGGTCCAGGTATTGGTAAATCAACCCTATTGACCTTGGTTGCAAATACAGCATTCAATAACAATTATAATGTTCTACATATATTTTTTGAAGATAATCCAAAAATTATTCAGAGAAAGCATATTACACTTTGGACAAAAATATCCCCAGATGAATTACCAAATAATAAGGATATTGTTTTTGATACAGTTAACAAAATAAAAGAAACTCATACAAATAAATTAATATTAAAGAAATTACCATCTGACACATTGACAATGAACCAAATAAAGAATCAAATCAGAAAGGTTATTGCTGATGGTATTAAACTTGATTTGGTTGTTTTGGATTATATTGATTGTGTTGTTCCAGATAGACAAGGTAATGATGAGTGGAAAAACGAGGGATCTGTTATTAGACATTTTGAGGCTATGTGCCATGAATTGAATATTGCCGGATGGCTTGGTACGCAAGGAAATCGGAGTAGTATTTCTGCAAATGTGGTGACAAATGACCAGATGGGGGGGTCAATAAAGAAAGCCCAGGTTGGTCATGTCATTATTAGTATTGCAAAAAGTTTGCAACAGAAAGAGATGAATTTGGCAACTGTGGCAATAACCAAGTCAAGGATTGGTAAAGATGGTATTGTATTTGAGAATTGCAAGTTTGATAATGAAATGCTTGAAATTGATACTGATACAACAGCAACATTCCTGGGATTTGAGGAACAACAAGTGGAACGTAAGAAAGAAAGGATTAAGGAGTTATTGGTTAAGAAAAATAGCAATGATAATTTTTTGTGAAAAATTGATTTTATAATCAAAATTGAATACTTTTATTTTTTGGTTTCATATTTATCTTAACCATAATAAAAAAAATATATGAAGAACATTTTTGAAAAGAGGGTAAATATTTTACCTTATGAATATCCATCCTTATTAGCGTATAAGGATGCTATTAGGCACTCATACTGGATTGCAACTGAATTCAATTTCACAACTGACATTGATGATTATAGGACAAAAATAAGTCATGAGGAGCGTGAAGTTATTAAAAGAACTATGTTGGCAATTGCACAAATTGAGGTGAATGTGAAAACATTTTGGGCTGACTTATATAAGAGAATGCCCATAACTGAAATTGGTGATGTTGGTATGACATTTGCAGAATGCCATGGTGAGGGAACTGAAATACTAACACCCAAAGGTTGGGTTAACTTTAAGGATATTGATACTAATACAGAGGTTATTCAATATGATTTAGAAACCAACACAATGACATCTGTTTTACCAAGTAATGTTATCAATGAACCTTACAAGGGAAAGATGCATAGGATTGAGAACCAAACATACAATGCATTACTAACCCCCAACCATAACATTTACTACAAAAATAGGAGTGGTGATATTGTTAAGAAGGCTATTAAAGATATTAATGCTTTTAGTAGTGATATGGAACTACCTTTTTCTGGTAAATTTGTTAATGAGGGTGTTGATGAGTTGAGTTTGGAGGATAAAATTAATATTGGAAACTTTGATTGGGTTGATTTATCAGATAAGTCTGAAAAGTGGTGCAATTCTTTTATTTATGAATTAACAAAATTGGAGGGGTCTAAACTTGATAGTGAGACTCAGAATGGTGATTATATTATTAAACACCAAACTATTAGTAAATTGTTTGCAGATAAGTTGCAAGTTATAGGTATTTTTGCTGGGTATGTAGTTGATATAACTAATGATAAAGATGTTTACAATGTAAGTTTTGTAAAAACTAACACCTTTTCTTCTATAACTGATAAACCTACTATTGAAGATTATGATGGTAACATCTATTGTGTTACAGTTCCTACTGGATGTATTGTGACTAGATATAATGACAAAGTTTTAATTTCAGGAAACTCGGAAGTTCGTCATAAGGATGCTTATGCTCAATTATTAAGAATTCTTGGATTGGAGAATGAATTCCAGACTGTTATTGAAATTCCAGCTATAAAGAATAGAATTAGTTATTTGGCAAAATATTTAGATGGGACAAGGAGTAGGGAGAATAAAATGTACACAAAGTCTGTATTATTATTTTCATTATTTATTGAACATGTGAGTTTGTTTAGCCAGTTCTTGATTATGATGTCCTTCAACAAGGAGAAAAATCTATTCAAAGGTATTTCAAATGTTGTTGAGGCTACCTCAAAGGAGGAAGAAATCCATGGTAATTTTGGATCAGAACTTATCAACATTATCAAAGAAGAAAATCCAGAATGGTTTGACGAAGAATTTGAGGCATTGATTGTGTCAGCTTGTCATAAAGCATATGCCGCTGAATGTGGAATATTGGATTGGATATTTGAGAACGGTGAATTAAGTTTCTTGTCAAAAGATACAATTAAACATTTCATTCAAAACAGATTTAACAATTCATTAAATAGAATTGGAATGAAGTCAGTATTTGAAGTTGATTTTACAGAGATTGAGAAGACATTATGGTTTGATGTGGAGATTTTATCAACAAAGGAGGGGGATTTCTTCTATAAAAAATCGGTGGATTATAATAAAAAGAGCAAGAGTATAACAGAGGATGACTTATTTTAAAAAACAAACAAAATGAATAAAGAAAAATATTATTGGTTAAATGATGAGAGTAGGCTTTTCTTATCAAGGGGATATATTAGTGAAACCCCCGAGCAAAGGATTAAAGATATTGCAAATAAAGCAGAGGAATATTTAAAAATTGATGGGTTTGCTGTTAAGTTTGAGGATTATATGGCAAGGGGTTTTTATAGCCTATCAACACCTGTATGGATTAATTTTGGCAAGGAGAAGGGATTACCAATTTCCTGCTATGGTTCCAATATTGACGATACTTTAGACAGTATTCTAAATGCTGGAAGGGAGATTGGAATGATGTCAAAATATGGTGGTGGAACAAGTGCCTATCTTGGTAATATTAGGGCTAGGGGTAGCAAGATATCAACAGGTGGAACAGCAGATGGTCCAGTTCATTATGCAAGAATTTATGATACAGTAGTTGATGTATGTAAGCAATCAGAGGCAAGAAGGGGTGCATGTGCAGTTTGGCTACCAATTGAACATGATGATATTTTGGAGTTCTTGGATATTGGAACAGAAGGCAATCCTATCCAAAATTTACAATATGGAATTACAGTTACAGATAATTGGATTAATGATATGAAGGGGGGTAATCCAACCAAGAGAAAGATATGGGCAAAAATAATTCAAAGGCGCAATGAGTTTGGTTTTCCATATATTATGTTTAAAGATAATTCAAATAACAATTCCCCCTACAAAGAATTG